GCACAATCATATTCTGTGCATATTCCAAAATCCTCAAATGCTTTGTGTAGAATTTTGTTTTCATCCTCTTCTTGCCATTGATGACTGTGCATTTTAAAATCACTAGTATACATTTTTCCATAAGGAGTATTGTGTGATTCTATTTGTCCTGGTCTTGTATTATTTTTATTTTTATATGGGGGTGTGCTGGGTAACAGTTTTCTAAATACATCTGTATATTGTAGTATTACAATATCGTCTGAGGATATGTTATTGTTTAATATTTGTGTAGACAACTTAAACCAACTACTGTCATTACTACTGCTACCACGAGCTAAGTGTACATACTCGCACTGCATCTTTCTAGACAAGTAGTCACCGTAACAAAGAGGGACTTTAGTTCTATCTGAATAACTACATCCAGCAACAACTAATTTAGCCATCGTAATACTCTAATCTTTCTATGTCGTCTTCGGTTGTTTCTTCGCCGTATTGTATTTCTATGATGTGACATGGCTCAGTGCTTTTGTTAACAATCTGGTGCCATGCTTTCGCTCTTACTGTAAAGGACTGATCTGTTTTTAATATATGGTATGAATAATGTTCTGGTAACTCAGTGTCTGCTCCATACTTAATCTCGCATTCACCTTTGCTTACAAACCAAATTTCTGATCTCTTAAAGTGACGCTGATAACTGATGCCTTTACCAGGCTCAATTACTAGCTCTTTAACTCTAACTGCCGAGTCTTGAAACAAGTCACTAAACTCGCCCCATACTCTGCGTTCTGTTGGGTACTGCCATTCTTTTAATATCCAACTGCTACTGTTGGCTTTGTTATCGCCACCTACAGCAAATTCAAACTCGTAACCTTCAACATCCATTTCTGGTATGTTGTCTTTACCTCTGTCGCCGCCATTACAAAATACATATTCGTGTTGATGACCAAACGCATTTCTTACATCTACAAGTCCTTTGGTTACACTGCCATCACTGTCATCGACAGCATACACATTGTCTACCATATCCATGCGTTGAATTATAATTGAGCGTTCTTCAAAAGGCATAAAAGGTCTGCCCTTCTTTTTAGTGAGCCATTCGTCACTGTTTACTAATACAATCAACTTGCTGCCAAGTTTGGCTGCTGATTCTAAGTAATTGATGTGTCCGGAATGTAGTGGATCGAATCCTCCACTAACAACGGCGATACGCATTTACAGTCGGCCTCTAGCCTTAATTTTCTTCTGTAACTCTACATGCTTTCTGCGTTTCTTTTTGGTTTTCATCCAAGATGTGTCACCACTTTCGCTGTCTACCCATGTACCTGCTCTTCTTTTGTTTTCGACTTCACGGTTCCATCTAGACTTTGCAGCAGCTTTTTTACGCTTCTTCTTAGCACTAGGCTTTTCGTAAAATTCATTCTTTGCTAGGTCTTTTTGTCTATCGTCACGCTCGAGTATTTTCTTCAAACGCCTAATAGCACCGTTAACATCGTCGTTGCGTACTTCGACTGAAGCACCGCGAAACTGTTTTTCTTGAGGCTTATTAAAATGTCTTCTAGGTTTGTTAAACCCTTCCTTTACACCTTTGCTCCAATTGTTGTTTTTCATTTATTTCCTGTGTGTGAAAAATTTAGTTTATAACTATTATACTATTCTTATTTAGCAATGTCAAGTGTAGCATTTCTAAAAAATCTGTAATTTTCTAGAGGGTTACTATTGCCATCTTCGTAAAAAGCCATAGGTTTATCTGAACTACTTGGATACTTATCGAATTTTACCTTAACTACATTATCTTTCTGGAGTTCTGGAGCATTATACATTAAGTAGAACAAACTGTTCTCTACAATGCTTTTAACTGCTCTAGCACCCATGCCAGTTGTAGTTGCTCTCTTCGCAACATCTCTATAGTAATCATTGCTAAACTCTAACTCGATGTTGTTATAAATCATAAGTTCTTTTACTTGATCAATTACACTATTTTTAACATTCTGCATTATTTCTACTAACTGCTCTTCTGACAATGTGTCTAATGTAGTTATAATAGGTAGTCTTCCTACAAGTTCTGGTATTAGTCCATACTTAACAACATCATCTGGTTGTAACGATTTTAGTATTATATTAGACTGGTCTTTTGAGATAACATTGCCAGTGAACCCAACACCTGTTTTTTGTTTTATTCTTTTAGTTATAAATTCTTCAATGCCTACAAATGCACCACCTACAATAAACAAAACATTTGATGTATCAAATTCTGTTAAGTCTTCGCTAAATCTTTTTGCCGCGGCTCCTAGTTTAACTTTAGTAACTGTGCCTTCGATTAAACGCAATAGTGCTTGTTGCACACCCTCACCACTTACATCTCTGGTTGTAGTACTGCTTTCGCTTTTGCGAGTTTTCTTATCTATCTCGTCTATGTATATGATGCCTTTTTGTGCAAGGCTTATGTCATAGTCTGAAACTGCAAGTAGTCTTTCTAACACTGCTTCTACATCATCACCTACATATCCTGCTTCTGTTAGTGTTGTAGCATCTGCAATAGCAAATGGTACATTAAGTTTTTTAGCAAGTGTTTTAGCAAATAAAGTTTTACCTGAACCTGTTGGACCTATCATTAGTACATTACTTTTTTCTACTACAACATCGCCTGTGCTTTTGTGGTTTATTCTTTTGTAATGGTTGTATGCAGATGTACTAAGTATTTCCTTAGCCTCATCTTGTCCTGTAATATATAAATTTAAATAGTCGTGTATTTCTCTAGGTGTTGGGATATCTTCTAGCTCTTCAAAGAGTAAATGCTTATCATCATCGAGTATTTCATAACTGATAGAAATACATTCATTGCAAATGTAAACGTTAGGACCAGCAATTAACTTTTCAACTTGATCTCTATTCTTGCCGCAAAAATTACAGTTTAACTTTGTATCGGTCATTTTTTACCTATGTACCTTTTAGTGGTTTCTGGTTGATCAGGATCTGGTAACGGTTGAGCCCAAAAGCCGATTTTTTTCTTTACTTCGTCTTCGGAACTTTTCTGCAATAAGTCAAATATCTCATCTTCAGATAAGTCCTCCTTGTTCATTTCACTTGTAGCAAGTAATCTTGCAGCTTCACGCAAATCACCACTAGCAGATTTCTCTACTGTGACTATTTTTTCTTTTTGCTTTTCTAACTGCTTAACTTTAGCCTTAAGTTCTTTTATTTCTTTTCTGAGTCCTGCGTCAGCGGGGTTGACTTTTGTGACGACTCGTTCTGGGCCTGGGACTTCGACTTCGCGAGTGACCACAACCTCCTTTGGGACCTCGACCTTGCGTTCAACTTCGACAATTTTCTCGACCTCAACTTCTATCTCCTTAATTTCCGGTTTGCGTTTTTCCAACTTATCAATTTTGTCTAGTGCAGTAGACAACTGTGTTAAAGCAGTGCCGTATCGCTCCCAAACTGAATCTAGTGTAGCCTGAAGTTCTTCCTTAGTCGTCATCTTTACTAAGCCTCTTACTCAGTTTCTTTTCTAATGCAGTGATCGACTTTGGTACTTTTATGTTTATGTCTACTTCTTTTTCTTTTTCTATTATAACTTCTTTAGGCTTTTTGGTCAACTCTTTTTTCATCTTTTTTAATTCTTTTTTAAGAGCTGCACTTTCAGCCATTGCTAAAGCTGCATCATCTACAGCAGAAGGCTGATCGTCTGGCTTCTCACTGTCGAGGTCTCCAGTTGTCCCTTGCTGTTGTAAATGTAGGTCGTTATCTGTTGTTCCCCCGTGTTCGGCAGTATCTTCACTGTTTCCTTCACTAAGGGTCTCTCCTGTACCAGAGGTACTTGAGGTGTTTGGTTTGTTATCGGGTTGACTGGTGGTATCTCCATCTTCTGGTCCTGTCTTTTCTAAGTTGATTCCATAACGCAATAGCGTTTGGTTTGCCGCAATCACTAGCATAACTGCTAGTGGGTCGAATACAAATACAAGTAGTAGTATAAACACTTGTACTGCTTTGTCAAGTAAATCTTCGCTGTCACCACCAAATATTAATTGTGCTACATATTTGATAGGCCCTACTTCTTTTTCTAATGCTCTAACTTCGGATTCTGCTTCAAACTTTTCATCTTTGATTACGATAAGTCCATCATAGATAGTATCAATTTGGTCGTTGTAATCATCAATCTTAATAAGTATTTGGTCTTGATCTTGACTACTGTTTTCACGCAAACTGTTTATTTCTTTGTTAGCATTGTCTATAACAGTTTGTGCCTGAGCTCTATACTTATCTATATTTGCTTGTTGTACTTTAATATCGTTTTGTGCAACTTGTCTAAGTTTATCTTTCTCATCTGATATTGCGTCACGCTCTGCTTTTTGTCCTAGCCTTACTTCGTTTGCTAGTGCAACATTGTCTACTGTTTCTGTTTCAGCACTTCTAAATATTCCGCCACTGTCTGTTTCAGTTGTAACTGTGCCTTGACTTGCATAACTGTCTACAATTTTATCCAGTGGTATTAGTTTATCATCTTGTGCTTTAAGGTCGATAACTAGTTGGTCTCTTATGCTTTGGATTTGTCCTTGTGCATAATCTATATCGCCTTGTACTCTATCCCAAGCACCATCTCTGATTGTTTCTTGTTGCTGTATACTAGCACTAACATCTAAGCCGCCACCTGTTTGCAAACTAACAATGCGTTCTTCTAGTATGCTGATTTTATTTTCTTCTCTAGCAATCTTGCCGTCTAGTCTTTCTACAATAGCAAATGCATCTCCGCTTTCACTTGCTTGATCTAAGTGTGCTTTGGACAAGTATCCAAAGATACCCATGCTTGTAATAAGCATTAGAACAGCCACAGCAATGCTCAAATATGTTTTGAGTGCTAGAGTTGTTTCATGCCAATACCTATATAACCAACTAGCAGTAAGTAGTTTACCTACTTCTAGTGTTCCTGCCATAACAGCAATAGGCATTGCTGCCGCACTAAAGATAGCCATTAGTCCTGCAATACTAAACCATGCCGCTACCCCAGCAATAGCCAGAGCAGTGATTAATGTAAGAATTCCGAATAACATATACATATTTACCTATATTTTTTTTACTGAAACTTAATATTGTCTATTAAAACGGGTGATAAATACCAATATGGGTATTAATATAGAGACTGTAGCACCGTTAGAACTATGTAGTGTAGGCTTAGTGTCGCAATTATGTGGTTTGCCTAGTTATACTAATTACGCATTAGGCTACCAATTTAAACATGTAAAAGAAGTAATTGGCGATAGTGTTATTAAACAATTAGCAGATCATAATATCACATTGGGCACAAAGTTTGGAGGCGCAGGTGTTGATCCTAGGATATTATTAACTAACGAGCCCGATGATAGTTACTACGAAATATGTGCTAGGCAACTATTAGAACTTCCATGGCCAAAACACAAAATAGCAAAGTTATTAAACAAGCATAAATTAATTATAAGAGATTTTGTTGAAGGTGGCTTCTTTATAACTAGAGTACTTAACGAACTTGCTGAGGAAGTTGCACAGGCAAGAGACATTATATATGCGTATGCAGTAGCAACACACAACACAGGCAACTGGAACTTAGATAGTATACCAGCAAACAAACGATTAGAAATACCGATAGTAATTTACGGTGTTGGTACATATTATCAAAAGAGTAACCTTGTTACCACAGGTGCCAAGCCCACAAACAAGTTTTTAGTACCAGTACACAAAGCAAGGCACTGGCGTGTAGAAGCACTTTCTATACTTGAAGAAAAAGGTATTTTACAAGATGCGGATTGGAGTTTGCATTATATTAACAAAGATCAAGTTACTAGGATAAATTCTTTTACTGGTAGTCCTAACCTTAGAAATCGTTTACACGACAATGATGTTGAGACTGTTATAGTAGATCAATTTATTAATAAGCATAAACATGAACTACCAAAAGGGTTGCCGTATGATGATGCAGTTATATTTTCTGATCATATGAATTTAAATTCTAACTGGCAAGAGTACGAATGGTACATTGGTATTGAAACGCACAATGACAAGTTTTTAATTACTGAAAAATGTTTGAAAGGATTTGTATTAGGATTGCCTTCTGTTATAATATCTACTAAAAACTTTAATCAACATTTATCCAATTTTGGTTTTGAGATGCAAGGTAACTACGACTATGCAGATACACTCAACGAGAGAATATCTTTAGCATCAGAGTTTATAAAAACAAACAAAGGCGACAAGGATATAGCAAGACACAATCAAGAATTATTAAGGAACAATGAGTTCTTATCTTCTTTAATTGTAAAACCGCTTGTGGAACTTTTGGGAGTATAGTGGCCCCCACTCGTCAGTGAGGGAAGCCAACTACGTTCTAAACTTCATAGTATATCATCATATAGTACTGTGATCGGCCGTCGCCGGGCACACAGTAACGCCCTATAATTGTTTAACTAAATTTTACTTTAGTATGGTCGTTAAGTTCAACAGTTGCACTATTATGCTCGTGTTCTCTTACTGTAGTCTTTTGTACCCAACATCTTCCATTTGTTAATTCTTTAACAATTTCATCTGCTTTGTCAAAAGCCATTTCAGCAAATCTTTCACAACCTGTATGCGATACTACTCGCATATCAATTAGACCTTTGTCTTGTAACATTTGAATAGTTTCCATTTCTGGGTCATTCTCTGCTACTAAGTAAGTATGATCAAACATGTGCTTCAACCATTCTTTAAGTGGCTTCAAACCACCAAAGTCTACTATCCAGTTACGCTCATCAAGTTCGTCTCCACCGAAAGTAAATTCGAACTGCAAAGCATAGCCATGAATTAAATTGCAATGACTATCAGCTCGCCATTGTCTAAACGCACAACTGTGTCCAGTTGAATGCGAATATGTTTTACCTGAATAAAATCTCTTATTCATTTGTATCTCCTAAATAATTAGAAGGCCATTAGTGCGGAATATTTATAGTGGGTCGATGCCTTAATGTTTCCATCCACTTGGTAATATTATACACGAACAATGTTCAATGTCAACCGTTATCTTGATATTTTTGATACAAGTCATTGATGTCTGTGATCATTGTGTACGAATATCTTTCGAAATCTTTTTCGTACCATGTATTAAATTTATCTAATGTTTCCTGTGAATCGAAGTTTTCTTGTATATGAGAAAATGGAACTGGTTCAGGTACATGATGAATATGGGGCAGTTCTATTGGATATATTGCTTGAAAGTCTTCTACTAAGTTTTCAAACCGTATAAGTTTAACTTCACAATCTTCGTTAACTGAATTTTCCCAATCATTGAGTGTGGCTTGTATTGCCCATTTGTATTCAAAGTTTTTAAATCTAGCATGGTCTTCAGACCAATCTATTTTACTGTATCTTCTTGCTTCAGCAAAATGCTTCTTAAGAGTGTAATGAGTTTCGTAAATACCTTGCCTATTAATCCATCTTGTTAATGAAATTAATCTTTCATAAGGATCTCTAATACCTAGTGTAACCGAATTACCAACATCCATTTTGATAGTGATTGGACTATAATGAACATAAACTTGTTGCTTATAGTAGTTTCCATATTTTTCTTTAAACGATGGACTATGTTCTAGCAATGCTGTTATGATCGACGACCCACCTGTTTTAGGAGGGTGTAAATGAAAGTTGGCATTCATTTTCTACTTCTTTTTCTTTTCCATTAACTTAACGGCTTTGTCATACTCTGCTTTAGGTATAACTTTTTCACGCAATAACTTATCTCTATTAACCATATGCTTTGCTTGAACTTCTTCTTTACTGCCACCGAAGTATGCTACTGCATGTCCTTCTTCGACTAATATGTCTGTTGCCATACGACCGTCTAGTGCTATAAAGTCACCAAGTACTCTACCAAACTTACCTCTCATATCTTCACCATCTCTGGCAATCTGAGTTTTAAGTATGCAAGACTTACCTAGTATTTCTTTTAATTTTGTTTTTGCTGCCAAGCCAAAAAGTTTTTCTACTTTATCCCTGGTTCTTGATTCGGGTGTATCAATGCCCATGATGCGAACTCTTTCGTCCATCATCCAAACACCAAACCCTAAGTCGATATTTACATCGACGGTGTCGCCGTCAACAATTTTGACGACATTCGCTTTATACTCGTACATGTGTTTCTCCCTGTTTGTACTGTTACCTATGTACGAGTATTTATGATATTAAGTTATGGTTTAATAGTCCACCATGTAGCAAATTCTTCGTCTGTTTTATCCATTTCTAAATTGTAGTTACTAATATGTTCGTCAACTGCCTCCATGACACCAAACGGAATATTGCGTGGTCTGTGTCCCCAGCAGTAATCGTGTCCGCTCAGTATACCACCACTTCTAATTTTTGGCCACCATGCTTTAATATCTTTAGACACAAAGTCATATGAATGATCACCATCTATGTACACAAAGTCTAGGCTGTTGTCGCCAAACAATCCTGCGGCATCTATGCCTGTGCTTCTTAGAAGTGTATGACCCATGCTGTTTAGTTTTTCTTGTGTGCTGAGAAATAAATTGTCTAACTTCTTTTGCTCACTAAAAACATTAGGGTCAGGTGTGTCAGCATAGTCCTCTCTAAACTCGTAAGGATCTACGCCAACAAATATTTTGGGTTCTAGTTTTTGTATAATTTCTCTACTGTAGTCACCTTGCCACACACCAACTTCGATGGCAGTGTTTACTTCGCCTAGATGCTGTTTGACTATCTTAGGTAACCAATTGGATCTATGTAATGACATTATTCATTCCATTAAGTTGATGTATAAAATATATGAGCACCTACTTTCTCAACCTTTTTGTAATGTGTACTCCAATAAGGCTGTACAAAATCTGCATGATACCATAATGCGTTGGTTGGTATAACTGAGTTGAGGTTACCACGAATAGCATCTTCGGCAATGTTAATACTCTCTAACCAAGATTCCATATTGCGTCTGATAACTCTACCTTTACTATCTGTTAAGTAAAGTGTATCTGACTTGCCATCGCAGTACCAACTAAATTGACATTGATTCCTAATAGGAACTAGTCTGTTGTGATGTTCTAACCACCACTTAGAATGCTTTGCTTGATACACTACACCGCAAATTGTATTAGGATACTTTGGACTATCTACTCTGTTCATGGTAACATTTGCAACTGCAATTTTACCTTTAGTAGATTCTCCCCTTGCTTCAAAATAAATGTTTTTAGCAAGACAATGCATTTCGTCTACATCAATTTCTACTTGCTCAACTGTCTCCACGACAGTTACACTTTCTGGAATTGCAATAGGATAGTATGCTTGTTCTTGTTTCTCGGTCATTATAGAATTGGTAAATCCTACAATGCCCCAAACTAGCAATCCTGCAAATGATGCAGCATATAAATGATCTTTCATATCAAGCCCCCCACTAATATTCGCACTTGGCGTAAATTTACTTGATGAGCTGAATGCTCGAGGTCATTTCAGTATACTTATCTGCAATTTCTTTTTGAGTTACAGCGTATGTTAATACTGTTGTCATGTTAATGTCAACATGCTTAGGCTCTGCACTCATTAACCACGGTACCATTCCAATACCCTGTTGTCCTGGTGCTAATACAACAACTTTGCTTAAAGTAAGTGTATCGCCTTCTTGTTTTTCAAATCGTGATATTAGTTCTTCGCCAGATACTAATTTAGTTGTAATTACTTCACCACTTTTTAACGGCTTATCAAATAACATATAATCCTCGTTTTTAATTTGTATTCTACTATTATATACTATGTTAACCCACCTGTCAACACTTATTTGCGGTAAAAAAGCCTGTTTTCCCACACTTTTCTGCGTATAGAGTTAAATAAAAGCGTTGGACAGAAATTAAAGTCTAGCAAGTTAAAAGTAATGCGTCCCTCTAAGAATACGCTATATAGTTCCAGGAGAACACAATGACTGTGCCAACATTTTTAGTAGAAACAACAGGGCCCTGAAGTTTTACTAACATAGGAACTCACCGTTAATTCTAGGTGGAAGTTCGTAACCTTTGCATTGTCTGCAATCTATCTCCACTATCACGACTGCCATGCAAATGTATTGCTCTAGCATCAGACAAATTTATTTTGTTATGTCTATAGTCTTGAGGACCGCCTGTAAGCATTTGATATGCTAACCAAGGTTTGAGTATTTCTGCTAACTTGATGTCTTGTGAGAACATCATAGCATTGTATATAATTTGTTCACTATCCCATCTATCAGGATTCCAATTTTCAACCATCTCTATGCCTAGGTCCCAAACACTTTGGTTCATATCTTTTGGGTAGTATCTAATACCACAATTAAAAAAGTGTTCAAACTCTACATTGTAAAAGTCATCTCTTGTTGAGGTAGGGTCAGTTAAGTTGAACATTGCAAACTTGTTAATCTGGTCAAAGTAATTAACTTGCTTTACAAATAGTACATCAAGATCAGCATATAAAATATTATGTCCTTCTTTCCACAGTTCATATATTTCGTAAAAGTTCTTTTTAAATACATCTCTGATGTTGTCTGCTTCACCTCTAAACACTTTTACTTTGTCTAAATTTTGTATGTGTTCTTCTGCACTAGCAACACATAGTTTTTCCATACCAGTGTAATTACTTTCTAAATTCTGTTCGTTAGTTCTATCATTGTACCACTTAGTGTGATCGTTGATTGTATAATTTTTGCACACTAAAATGTTCATGACATTATCTCTTCTACTGCATCGTGAACACCGTACTTTTGTCCATGGTCACGCATTATGCTTCTATTGTGTAATAAGATGTTTACATAACTTTTTTTCAAATCATACAAATGGTCCGTTCCTAGTGCAAGTACTTCTTTTACACAAGACTTGTATGATTCCCACCTATCACTTTTTAAAAAGGTCTTTGTTGATACTGCATCGCTTACTTCTGCAACTAGCGGAATAGAATCGTAACTGTAATCAATCCAATCAGGGAATTTAAATTTATATTCTTGTTTTAATAATTCTATAGTTCCTGGAAAACCAAGCGGCATTATAAAATGACCTTTGCACATTGGCGTAAGTGTTTTTTCAGTTATAAGTTTAGTTTTCATAGCATCTAAGTATAATAATGTTTCAATATAAATGCTTAACACAGAAGTATCGTAAAAATCGTTATGTGGTGGAGAGAATCCATATCCTCTTACTCCTAATACAGCAAACTCATCTTCTAGAGAGTAGTTAGGTATTAGTGTAGCACCTTGTGTCATGTCTCCTATGTATCCTTGATAATCATAAAGGAACGAGTTTAGTTCTCTCCTAGCAACATTCCTCATAGACTTAGCATGAACTTCATCAGAACCTCTGCGTGTTATACTTGGTGTAACAAACATTTTTCCAGTCAACTCAATACGACTTTTGTGTAGTAGTCTGTACCTGTTTAGTTTAGGTACTATATCTGCATCTGGTGTAAGACCATAAATGCTTTCAGGAAACTCTTCAATAAAATTGTTGTACCAGTGATTAAAATTTGTTATTGTAGGCCATTTTTCTGCTACAAAATTATTGTCAAAATGCAACACATGCGATCTGTTAAACAAGAAATCAGTGTATACAAAACTATGATGACTGTCTTTGTTATCGCGAAGTTCGATGTCGTTATGTAGATGAATTAGTTTTCTAAAAGGATGTTCGACACTATCTAAACTTTCAACAAACACTGTTATGTCAGACATAGTAACTTCATCTATGTGCATTAATGATGAAATGTTCACCGACACTTGATTTTTATTGAAGTGCTTTGCACACTGTTCAAATACAACATTTATATCTAAATCATTATCGTACATCATTGGCACAATGTCTGCCTCAGATGGTTCTGGAACAAATTCAAATATATCTTGATTGTTAAACAACACATACAGATCAACAGAGCGACCCATTAGTAGAGTAACGCCCTGTTCTGTTTGTACTGGTTGTACTACTGCTTCAAATACTTTAACTTTCATTCATTCTCATAGCCTGATTGTACAGTTGCTCACTTGCTAGGTTCTTAGCCTTAGCCTCACACTGAATATCAAACTGAGACCAAAAGCTCAGTGCCCATGCATTAGCATCATAGTTAGGGAAATAATCTGAATGAGCTCTCAACTTCTGCTTCTTGTGACCTTCTTCAAGTAATCCCACGATATCATGCATACGAGTGTGGGTATCGTTAGTATTAGGTAAATGCTCGTCACGACTGTAACTGTAATGCATAGCAGGGCGAACTCCACGCCAACTGTCGATAACTGCTTTAACACGGTCATCTTGTGGTTGTATGTATTCTTCATCTCTAATCCAGTGGTGGTGTATGTCAAGGACAAGTGCTACATGGTCTACTAGTTTGAGACTCTCGTCAAGTCCCCAGCACATCTCGTCATTCTCGATCGTAATTGTATTTAGTGCCTCGGGTGACAAACGAGGCAATACTTTGATAAGACCTTCTGCACCTAGCCTGCCGGATACATGCACATTAATCTTAAAGTCTTGGAACTCTTTGCCATAGCCCATCCACCTTGCCATGTTAACATGATACTCAAACTCGTCAATACTGCGTTCAACAACATCTGGCCTATCACTGGCAAGTACACAAAACTGACCTGGATGAAAACTGAGACGAACATCTTTGTCTCTAGCAAGTTGGCCTACTTTAGCAAAACCTTCTTCTAACATCTTAACATTAGTAGGGTCTTGCCATAGGTATGACCAATTTTCATGTGTAGCGGCAGGTAACTGATTGCTACCTAGTCTAACCATTCTACGATTTTCGGGTAAGGTACTAACATATTCAACAAGGTTGTATGCACTTTGCATGTTGTGTGTTGCAATGTCAAGCATACGCTCTTCTGCTACAGCCTTGTCTTGTCTATTAAGCCATGTAACAGTAGTTTGTCGCTCTGTAAAATTTTGTTGTATTTCTTTTAGTACTTTGGGTTTCTGCGATTGATCTGGGTCTAGATACTTACAGCAAAAACCGATGCGTTGTAAATCATTGTCGAACATATATTACCTACCTGTAGTAAAAGTGTTATTATAAACTAACACAACGAGTATGTCAAGTAACTGGTACTCCCTAGGAGAGTCGAACTCCTGTTGCCGAGATGAAAACCCGGTGTCCTAACCACTAGACGAAGGGAGCATAAATTGGAAGGATGGTCTGCAGTCGTTACGCCAGTTGTAACTAAATTGTGAACTCCGCATACATTCGCAGACCTGTCCTTTACCCGAGTCATAAGACCCCTATTAAACATCTATTGCAAACGGTACACTTAGGGATTGACCCAATTTACGAAATACCACTCGAGTTTGCAACATGCACATATTATACTAAGAAGTAGGTGTTATGTCAACCTATTTTTAACTTGTTAGTAAGTCTATTGCTTGTTGTGTTTGTTCAGGTGTTGGAACAGTGTTAGTTACAGGGCTCTCAAATGCATGTAATATCTGTAGTGCTTTGCTATACAGCTCTTCTGTGCTGTTAGCAGTCATTATGACGGTGTCGTTGTCAACAATGCAATATTTTTCGTCTATAACCATCAAATTCATATAAGTACTTATATACAAATACACCTCAATAATAATATTTTTGATTAACACATTTTAATTTTTTGATAAATATATAGAACATAACAACAACTCTATCAGCAGGAATCAAATACCGTGGCAGACATAAAAAAATATAACTTAAAGGGCGTAGGCGCTAATGTAGAACTTGGTAAACAAGGTTCTTATATCAGCGGTACATCGGACGCCGTTTCATTCTTCAACAATACAGATGCATTACAAAAAGTAAGCATTGCGAATGCTACTCTAGCAGGACATGCTATTACTAAGGCACAACTTGACGATGTAAGTGGTGACCTAATACAGCATTTTACTACCGAATTCGAATATGATACCGGCACTGTAAACTTAGCAAATGTAACTTCAGGCTCTAGAGTTATTGGCGTAACAGTTGATATCCCAACAGCATGGACAGCAGATAACAACACTGCAACTTTTGTAGAAGTTGGTGATAGCGGATCAGCATCTAGATACATGAGATCCGGTGATGTAGATATTAAACTCGTAGGACAGTATCATAGTCAATATCAATATGAATATGATTCAGCAGATACACTAACACTAAAAGTAACACCAGGTACTGCTACAGCAGGCGTTGGTTCAGTTAGTTTAGTCATATCAAGTGGTGTTATTACTGTTACAGATTACGGTGGCATCCAAAGTTCAGCAGATGTAAACAACGACCTAGGTAACATAGCATAAGGAACTTACTATGAAGCAATACAATTTGAAAGGTGTTGGACAAACAGTTGAGTTAGGAAAGCAGGGACCTAAAATTGTAGGTTCCGGCAACTCCGTAGCACTACAAGATAAAGATGGTAATGCTGAAATAATGATCATGTCTCCAGGTACTGATCCTGAACATGCTGTTACTTTAGCTCAATTAGAAACTGAAACAGGCTATCGTATTATGACAGTTAATGAGACTGTTACTCATGACGGTGGCAATCAATATCTATTTACTGCAAAAGCAAACACTACTATACTAGGTGCAATGATTGAAAAGACTGCAGGTAACTGGTCAGACTATGATGGGTTCACTGATATTACTATTGGTGATGCTGCAGATAACGATAGATTATTTTCTCAAGGTTGGACTCCAGACGGAACTCAAGCAATAGGAGAAACACAGCACACTTATACTGCTGAAACAGATATTTACGCCTATGTAACTCAAGGCGGTGCTACAGCAGGTAGTGCAAGAATCAGAATTAAACACACAGGACCTGATTTAGATCAAACTGGTCCATAGTAGACTATGAACATTTCCGATATTACAGAAGCAAAGGTAGCAAGGGCTAGTGACAAGAAACCGAAGAAGATAAAACCTTCCTCAGGTCACGAAAGCCCTCATCCTATGCAAGGTAAACTTGTCGGAGAAAGCAAACCTCAAAAGCCTAAGCCTTATGAGCCTAACAAAAATCAACCAAACCCAGTAGCAAAACATTCTCGCAACAAGAGTGGTGCTGGTGCTCACAAGTCACCAAAAGACTACAGTAGAAAAAACAAAAAGTCAGATATCAGTTCTCAAATGAATGAAGGTCCTTTAGTTTTACAAGGCAAACATGGCGTTAACGGTATGATTGACAAATTTCTAGATACATGGAAAAGTAAAAATCCTACTGAAGAAGAGTACGCAGATTTAATGAAAGTACTAGGTAAACACATAGAGTTTCAAGACGGTAAAAGAGTTGTTCTCACAGATTTGGAAGAAGGCAACGGCAATATCCGTAAAGCAATGGGTGCTGCAGCCTTGATTGCTGCCCTTGGGTTAAGTATGCCATCAGCGAAGGATACTCCGCTAGGCAAAGAACTATCACAAGCGGCGTCTGCAGGCGACGAGGTTGCTGCATACCACCTCAAAAACATGGATTTGTATGTTGAAGCAAATGACCAAAGAACATTAGTAAATCTAAAAATTAAATATTTAGAAGATTCTGATAGGGACGATGTTGAAGCATACCTTGCTAAAAAAGCAGGAAAATAAAGGACTATTATGTTAGACACTATATCAGCGATGCTCAGCGACAGGCTGTGGATCTACACTGCAATTGCAGGCGCACTTTTAGGTGCGGCATTCTTAGCATGGTTCAAAGGAACAAGAGCAGGTTTATGGTGTTATAGTAAATTTGACCAGTTCTTAGATTACCTAGTGCAACGCTGGGGATGGACATGGTTAGCAGAAGATGAAAATGCATGGCGCAAACGCTATCCTAAAGTTACTGCAAAAATTGATGATCTCGAAGCAAGACTTGCTAAACTAGAAAACAAAAAAAAGTAATTATTTAACTCTGTTGTCATAAGTAGTTGTATGGCTAGGTATTATGGAAACAGATTGTCAAAAGGTCCTGCTTGGACCGAAGAACCCTTTACTCATATTACGCATGAATTTTGGCCAGATAAATCAAGTATGCTTGCCGAGGCAATGTCTGTGAGAGAAGATAACGATCATAGATTTCAACTACCCTTAAAATTTGATAATAGTCGCCCACATCTAACACAAGGTGCTACAGGTGTAACTTTAGATTGGTCTAGAATGCAAGAAAAAACACCTTTGCTAAAAGAATATTATGAAAATTTTTTAAACTGGATTGGCAGTGACCTAGGAAGGACTACATGCCACTACTTCCACATTGATGCTGGTGCAACATATAGTTGGCATGTAGATAATGTACAAAGTGGTCGTGTAGTAGAAGGAACGTCCGATGGTTTTAGAAGACCTTATGATACCTCTCCTGTGAATTGCTGTATTAATTTAGTTATTACAGACGATCAAACAACAGTTGAATTCAACCCTTCGGAAATAGTTGGATACAAATATGAGTGTGGAATATTAAACACATCAGAATATCATAGAGTATATCCAACCAAGTATAGAGTACTTGCAAGAATATCTTTTTATGATTTATTATACGAAGAAGTTGTACACAAAGTCAGAAGACAGGAGAAAAAATTACAATGATGCACGGAAACAGAGTTCACAGAGGTCCTGCTTGGGCTTCAGTGCCATTTACACACATTAATCACGAGTTTTGGCCTAGTAGAGAAAGACTAAAAGAAGAAGCTCTTGCAATGAGAGAAAATGAAGCAAATAGATTTAGACTTCCTATACCAAAAACTTCTGGAAAAACAGATGTTACTTTAGACTTTCAGTATGTACACGAAAACACTCCAGTACTAGCAGAGTTTTATGATAATTTTAAGGAATGGTTTGGCGAAACTGGTTGGACACACTGTATGTATTTTTATCTTGACGGTGGTGCTGACTACGAGTGGCACAGAGATAACATACTAAGTGATATCAAATTTAACCCAAAAGAAATATTAGCAAAAGAAGGCAATAGTGCTAATCACGATTTAGTAAAACCTGCAGAAAGTAGTAATTTTCCAGTTAATTGCTGTATTAACCTAGTAATTACCGAAGATGGTTCAGAATGCGAGTTTATGGATCACGGATTATATAAATATACGGCTGGGATATTAAATACATCTCACTGGCATAGGGTAAAACCTAGCACAACACGAATACTTGCAAGAATTTCATTTTTAGAAATGATATACGAGGAAGTTGTTCATAGAATAAGAAAACTAGAGAGGAATAAAACATGATAGATTGGATTAAGGCAAGAGTAAAAGAAAGAACAAGTTGGGACGGTGGTGTTATCATCGCTGGATCATTAGCAATCATATTGTTTGGTGGCATTGTTAAAATTGCAGCATGGGCTGGTTTAGCATATGGTATCTGGGCAATAGCAACCAAAGAAGGATAATGGCAAAAGCAAGTAGAAGAAACCAAAATAAGTCATTAGTAAATGGCACAGGTAAAAAGTGTACATCGCAAGGTGTAGGCGGTAGAGGTAGGCGTGTCAAAGTCGGCATGTCTACCATGAATAAAAGTAAAAAGAGAAGTACTACAGTTTATAGGGGGCAAGGAAGATAATGCCAACTAAATTTAAGCCAAGTGCGAAAACTGTACAGCGTGGTACAAAAATAGTAAAAACTGAACACTACTATATAAAAAATCAATCAAAAGAAGTTTTGTTTGAATATATAAACAGTGCTAACGGTAAACCAAAAATAAAACAGAAATGTAAACGTGAGTTAGAGCGTAGAGGCATTCAAATTGTCTGGAAGCCAAAAAACATAGAAGCATAAGTTTGTATTTAGAAGATAAATACTGTTATGAAAATACATAATATCACAGAAGGTTATTACGACGACAATCCAAAAGCAGATCCTAAGGTTGTAGATAAATTTGCAGGTGTCGCAGACAGCCAACGTTCATATTACATTATGAAATGGGCTGAAGAAAAAGGTATCGATAGCGATGATGCTATGTACATGGCAGGCTATGTACAAGACGGCTACATAGGTGCTGGTGCTTGGAACTGGCGTTATGTCGGACTAGACGAAGCAAAAGCAAATCCAATGATTATGAATCGCGATGGTAAGGAAATTGAACTTACTAAATCCGGCGATTCAATGAAACCTAAATTTCACTTAAAAATTAATGGCGAAGATCATGGCACATTTGATTCTGAGAAAGCTGCAATGCAACATTCAGCAAGACTAAAAGAATCTGCAAATATGCAAGACATGTTTGATGAACTGAGAATTGACGACAACACACATATAATTGACGGCAACAAAGAACTCACACTTGCTGATGTTGGCATTGGTTATTGGGGGTTAGGTTATGACAGAGATGGCCGTTGTTTTGAAATGAGTAAAAGTAGCAGAGAAGATGCTAAAAATAGTATAACTGGTCATGGTGAATATAAAGTTTCTGACGCAGACATTACTGATTTTGACGGCGCACGATATTATTGGAATGAGAATAGTCCGGACCATGGTCTACTCCACATAAAACAAATAAAAGAAGAATCAATTAAAGAAGCAGAAGAAGGAATGATTGGTGAACCAGATAACTGGTATGATGCTGAGCAAAGAAAAGAAGCATACGATCAATTACAAGATGCATTAACGGGCGGATTCGAAGACGATTATATCAAAGATGGTACATGTCCAGAATGTGCTGGTTCAGGATACCTAGACGGCGACTATGAAGAGGAAGAAGATAGTTGTGACGGCTGGGGCAATTACGGTTGTGACGAAGGCGAAATGCAATATGCTGATGATACTGTGAGCTGGAAAGAAATCAAAGATCACGATGAGAGATCCAAACAAAAAGCAGAACTTGCTAAGAAGCCACAACCTTCAGATGAAATATTAGCAGGTGCAATGAAACAGTTGCACAAAAATTATGTTGAAACTGGTAGATTTAATGCTATGGAATTACCAAGCATACTTAGACAAATGTATCCAGAAATCAGCAAACAAAAAGCCAGAGAAATTGGCGGTAAGTTCTTTAAGACTTTCGATACAATGAATGATGAAGAACCAGTAACAGAAGCCGGTGCAGAAAAATGCTGGCCTGGACACAAGAAGGTTGGTACACAACCAGGTACAGGCAAAAACAAAGGCAAGCGTGTAAACAAGTGCAAGAAAATTGAATCTATTGACGAAAGCAGTGACGATGCAATGGTTGCTAAAATGTTAGCAAAAGCATTAGGTGACGAAAACCGTTGGACTGAAATGTCAGCACCAGAGCTATACGCAGAACTCGAAAGCACTAATCCAGATGTAGCAGACATGATTAGAAATCTTGCAAAGATGCTGTATGATGTCAGACTAGCAGAAAGAGCATACATAGATGTTGGTGTTGCAGACACAGTAAAAGATCAAAGAGGCAAAGAATTCCAATTTGACAAGAACACTAAAAAGTTTAAGTCACAAGACGGCGAAGAAGCAGATGTTAAAACTAAGTTAGGCAAAGACTTAATGAGAATTCGTAAGAATCAAATGAAAAAAACTTCGCCTAGTTATAAAACTAAAAAGAATCAAGGCAGACCAGTAATGGCTTCTATTGAAGAGTCATATGGTCACACTGATGAAATAACACTAGAAGACAACGAAGACTTCAATGATATATTTGGTGTACTAGGCTACAGTTTATGTGAGCAAGATACATTTGAAGCAGAATACCAAGGTCGTAAAGTTAAACTAAACAAACCTATGCAAGGCGATGTTAAGAAGTTTAAAGTTTATGTTAAAGATCCTAAAACAGGCAATGTTAAAAAAGTTAACTTTGGACACGGCGGAAGTAGTGCTAAAGGTAAAACAATGAAGATTAGAAAAAGTAATCCTAAAGCAAGAAAAAGTTTTAGAGCAAGACATAACTGTGATAACCCAGGACCTAAGACAAAAGCTCGTTATTGGTCATGTCGTAAATGGTAGATGCAACTAAAAAGAACTAGTCACAAATTAAATCCTCGCCCTACATGGGGCACCGCAATTGATATTGGTTTTATACCTCATGCAAGGCATCTTGCAAACTTTGATCAAAACGGTTACGACTTAACTCCACTAGAACACATGTATGCAGAAGTAAATAATGGCTTCGTAGGCAATACTAGATGGCGTAACAGTCTCAAAACACAATGGTACGAAGATATTGATAACAGCATTGGCGGTGTGCATCTCAATCACGCAGATCTATACGAACGCAAAGGTTACCATGGTTATGCACTAGAACAACTAATGGCCCATGCAGAAGGCTTACCACTCATACACAAGATAACACAAATGCGTCCTAAGTGGGGCATAGACATCAGTATAGACTATGTAAAATATCCTGATGTGTTTGAAGTGTTTCATTTTGAATGGGACGACTTTGAATATGATGTTGTTGCTGAAAAGCAAATAGAAATAGAAAAAGTTATTAACAACACAGACTTTGATGATGCCGCACAACAACTTATTAAACGCAAAGATGAATGGCATCATTTAGACTTTTTTGCACAAAGTAAATGGAAAGCAGATTACTTTGGCGTAGGACAAGAACAGTTCAAAATGGTTGCATGGCGCTAGTATTTCCCCATAAATACATGCATGTTCAAAGCAAACGATTTTATTTACCCAGATAGATTATGTATTACTGATGCCATCGACCCAGGTCCTGCAGGCATAATGAGACACGAATTTGATTACGCAGACCCCAATGGATTTGCGTTATGCGAAGTTGAACAGCAGTATTACGAGAATGCTGGATTGCACATAGATGCAGGATTCGAAAACAAAGTAAAACAATCTGCTGAACATTTATCTTTTGATTTAGACGACAAAAACGAAAGCAAAAATACTGACTGGTTTCATATTTCACACAGTTATACACAGTTCCGTTCTAACTTCAAAGGCGATGCTAGATCTCAATTAATAGAATATGCAACAAAATTTAATTATCACGGTGCTAGATTACTTACTCAGGTAAGACCTAAGTGGGGTGTAACATGTCGTCTGTATGCAAAAAGTAAAGACGATGCTTTGTTTGAATTTGTAAATCTAGAATATGAATTTTCTGATATGTCATCATTACGAAGCTCAACTAACGCAATTGAAAGTGTTATAGTTGGCAATGATAACTTGTTTGACAAAGCAGAAGAAATGTACGATAGGAAACAAGAATGGGACTTACTCGGCTTGTTCGATCAAAGAGAGTGGAAAACAAAATTCTTATTCGGATGGGACACACATTATAAACAAGTTCCATCGCTAATATTATAATGGAAATTATAGCAACTGACATAGATACAAATAGACTGTACGAAGACATGAGTTTGTTGTTAGGTGCTAATAATTTTTGGGACGAAAGGCAAATATCTCTTACAAGTGTTACAGGAGAGAACGATTGGACATGTTCTATTGGTTCAGCTCTCCAACTAAGTAAGCCAGAACGCATGTACAGTCAAATAAACAAAGATTTAGAAGGTACTTACATTGCAGAACTTATTACTAAGTACAATAATTATTACAGGTGGCGGTTGTTGCATATCCCTCCCGGGCAATGCTACACTATACACACAGATGCTTACAGCGAAAGAGTTAATAAAAGACTGCATATACCTGTAGAAACAAATGATGACTCGTATTTTTGCTATTATGGTGATAAACCAGCAAATGGTTTAGAAACAACTGTAAAATTTCACCATATGGCATTAGGAAATGCGTACGAAGTTAATACTTCGCAATTGCACAGTGCTATAAATTGGGGTACAACCTCAAGATTCCATATTGTAGGAGTTAGATATGAGTAAAATTGCTATTACTGGACACACTAATGGAATTGGACAAGCATTATTTGACAATCTTAGCAAAAATCACAAATGTCGTGGCTTTAGTAGATCTAACGGTTTTGATATAACTAAAAATAACAACTTATTATTAAATGGAATAGCACGATGTGATGTTTTTATCAATAATGCATACGCCGAAGATGCTCAAATGAAACTATTAATGCATGTTTTCGACATTTGGCAAAATGACAGCACAAAAACTATAGTAAACATATCAAGTTCAAGTAAATATCCAGGACATTCGTTCAATCTTTCAGGATATCCAGGATACAAAGCCGCCCTTTCTCATCAAGCAGGCATAATGCAACAGATGAACCACAGGCTATGTCGAATTATAAATGTAAATCCGGGATATATTGATACTCCTAGAGTCGGCATGGTAGATAAACCAAAACTAACGACTCAAGAATGTGCTGACATCATTATATTTGCAATAGAACAACCACAGCACATAGAAATTGGTGAATTAGGCTTTTGGATTATTGATAAATAGTAGTTATGAAACAGGTTATCATTTATCCAGGTAGATTCCAGCCAATGCTTTCGCATCATGCAGAAGTATACAGCCAATTACAAACTCAGTTTCCAGAAGCTGATGTATATATTGGAACCAGTGACAAAGTAGAAAGTGGTAAATCACCTTTTAACTTTAAAGAAAAGCAAATGATAGCCAATGCACACGGCATTGATCCAAGTAAAGTTTTACTAGCAAAAAGACCTTATCACAAAGATGATTATCCTTTTGATGAGGACAATACTGTTATAATTTTTGCTGTTGGTGAGAAAGACTTAGACAGATTTCCTTTTAATAATGTAGATCCTGAGACTGATTTGGATATGACCGTTCGCGGAGAACCAAAGCCAAAGTACTATCAGAAGATAAATACATATAGAACGGATCCAAAGCCAATGGCTGAAAGAGGATACATAACACTTGCACCAACTATTAAAACAGGTGATGAAATTGCAAGTGCTAGTGCTTTTAGAGATGCATTAAAGAATGCTCCAGATAAAGAAAGTGCTGAAAAAGTATACACTAAGCAATTTGGAAACTTTGATCCAAAAATATTTGAACTAATATACAATAAAATTACAGGGCAAAATGAAATGAAAGAAGAAATTAATAGAATTAGAAAACTTGCAGGTTTAGAGCCTGTTATGGAAAGTTTTGACCCTGCAATGGAACCATCTAGAGAAGATGAAATGTATGACGAATTACTTACAGCATATGAACAAGGCGAACAGCAGTTAGCAAAAGCAATGGGCATAAGCGAACAAGAACTTGATCAGGAAATGACTGAGTTTGCAATGGACCATGGCTTACATATGGACGACGACAGAGATGAAGTAGTTCACGGTTATATAGAACAAGTAGTTGCTGATGCAGATCACAAAGAATACGAAAGTGTTGAATTAGAAGCAGAAGCAGTAGCACCAGAAGGCGAACAGCCAGAGCAACCAGAAGAAGGTGAAAAAGTCATTCCTGTTAACAAGCCAATCTCATTAAGAGGTGATAGCATTTGGGACGAAGATGGTAAAAACCCTGAGTCAGTAAATGTTACAGAAGTTGCTATAGATAAAGACATGGACGAAGATGATTATGCACATGTTAGTGTTTCGCATGATGGTCCATGGACAGTATACACCGATTCAGGTTTTGAAGCAGAAATATCTAAAATAGTAGGCTTTGATGTACAGTTTACTGAGCAAGGCATGCAAGAAGAAGGCCAAGCAAGTCTAGAAGGAAACACTGAAGATTCAGTAGGTATGCAAGAAGAATTAGATAGATTAACTAGTTTATCAGGAATAGAAGAAGCACCTATGCCAGACTTTGACAAAGGCGAAAGACCTAAAACAAGTAAAGAACGTGCAGCTTACCGTAAGTGGAAGAAATCTAATGCGGCAGGTAAAAAAGATGATGATGCACCTTTAACAATCTCTCCAAAAGATCGTAAAGATGCTGAAGCAAGACCTGCAAATGCAGCAGCGGCTGATCCTGCAAAAGCAGAATTTACAGATATCACTTTAAAAGGAATGAAAGTAGACGGTAAATCTATACCAAGCAGTCAACGAGCTAAAAGTATTGCTAATCAATTCCCAGAAGATGCTGACTTAAATGATCCAGCAATTAAAAAAGAAGTTTTCTTAAAGTTTACTGCAAAAAGACCAGATTTAATGTTTGGTGAAATTAATGCTCGTATATCTAATGACGCAGAAGGTTTAGCAATAAGCGATAGACTTAGTCCAATTGTAAGACAGTTAGAAGATAGCCGTAATATTATGGAACTAGAGCCAGAAGATAAATCATTTGCTCTTAAGATTTTAAACAATGCAATACATAATATGGATTTAGTTAAATCTACTGAGATAGATAAGCAAATTGATGTAGAGCCAATGCAATTAGACACTGACGACGAAGATGAAAAAGAATACGATGATGATGCAATGGTACCAGTACTAGATATGGAAGACGATGCTGAATTTGAAAAAGAAAGTTTAGATCTATCTAGCATAAGAGATGAGTTTGGTGTAAATGAAGGCAGATTAAAAGACATTATCCAAGACGCAATGGACATGTCTAAAGAAGAATTTGATGCTGAATACAAAGGCCAATACGACTACGATCAAATACAAAAAGAATACGGCGACGAAGCAATAGACGAAGGTGGCGAGAAGTGTCCACAATGCGGAATGGTAGATTGCCCATGTGAGCCAGGTGAATGTGACTGTGATCCAGTTGAAGAACAATCAGAAGTGATTGAAGACATAGTTGACGAAGCAGTTGAAAACACAATTGATGTTGCAATTAACGAGTTAAAGCAACTAGCAGGCATTTAACAATGAACGAAATTCAAAGATTACAACAACTAGCAGGTCTTGCAATAACTGAAGCAGAAACAGGTGACGAAGTTACTAAAACTGTTGCAGGTCATACTGATAACGAAAAAGATATGATTATGAAACAGTTATATCAAACAGGCAAGTACTGTGTAGAGCTTTACAAGATGATGGGTAAAATGGATGGTAACACTGATTTCCCACATTGGTGGCAAGGTAAAGTTGTTAAGGCATCAGACTACATTGGTGCAGCTAAACATTACTTAGAAAACGAAATCGAAGCACCTAATGTTGAAGTTGTTGTAACACCAGATATCGAAGATAACGACCCTTCAGGCGTTAGTTAAGACTAAATCCAGTCTGTATTATTAACTAGTTTATCAGCATACTCAGGCCAAAACAGTCCTGCTCTAGGTCCACCATTACACTTCCCATCACTTTCTCCAGGGATCTTAATCCAAAGAAATGCATCACATTTTTCTTCTCCGGTACTGCATGTCGGAGGTATACCTAAACTTCTGCCCGGTGGATTACACCAATCATTACCGTGTGGTCCGTTGCCATTACGACTAGTGTCTATAACAAAATGATCGTTTGGTCTTTGTTCGCATATTTGTAGTGACCACTTCATACTTTCTTTTGTACTTCTAAAGTTACTTACATTTACACTAAAGCCTCTTACTTTATCATTGCTTACAATGTCTAACAGTTTAGCAACTTCACTTGGTGCTAGCCAATTACTGTGTCCTACATCGACATAAACAAGTGCGTTAGAGTTGCTTGTAAGCACGTCTAAGCCTTCTTTAAGCAAACTTAGTCTAGACTCAGCAACACTCTTATCCATTAGTGTACTGTGTGGTATTGCGTCTGGTTCGAATATAACAATAGGTGCTCTATCGCCTATACCTCTACAAAATGCATGTAGAAATTCTATATAGGCTTCTCTGGTTTTTGCACCACCTTTGCTGTGATGTCCTACATCTCTTTCTGGTATGTTGTATATAACTAGTACAGGCAACTGTGGATCTACTCGCTTCATTAGCCTGCCTAATCCATCGTCAATATTACAACTGTATTTGCCTTGCCTATCGCCATACCAAAAACTTACAGGATGCTCAAATATTTTTGCAACACTAGGATAAGCAAGTCGATGGTCTTTAACTCTGTCGAAATTATTGACCCAAAAAGGATATTCCATAACTTAGCCGTTGTCTAAATTGTTTATATTTTCTTTAGTAAGTTTGAAAGTATTTTTTGTTGGATATGTAAAATGTTTTTGCAGTTCTGGTCTTTCTGGTTCATCCCACTCGCCGTCTTGGCACATTTTAACTGCTACTCCAGATATGCCAACAAGAAGCATTTCTTCATGGCTACTAAGTATATAACTTTTTATGAAGGGTAGCATTTGACATGGCATAGAACCATGCCATTGTGTTTCGCCATCGAATGCAGGATTTTCATAATCTAATGTTTCTTGTGCTTGATCGTCGAAATAAAATGTCTTAGTAGTTGGCAATTTTTTATAAATTGTTAGACCTTTATCCGGAGTACAAAATTCTGGCTTAGGGAGATCTCTATGTAACCTGTTATATCCATCATCGTATATTGGAGCACAGTCAAGGCCATCTAATAAAAATTGGCTTCTATGTAAATGATCAATATATTCGCCTTCTGCACCTAGTCCTTCTGCTCGTCCTTCCATTTCACCAGTTGATGGCTCTAGTCCTTCTCTGTCTGCATCAGGCTGATAGTGTCCGTATTTGTCAGACCAGTTTTTGCTGATCCAAAATTTTTCTTGTGTCCATTCGTTGTCGTCTGCTATGTGAGTTGGTTTGCCTTGGTATGTTTTAGTGTAACCGTTTAGGCCGCCTTGGTGTGCTTCGTACACTAATTCACCGTCGAGTAATGTACAAGTTAATTTACCTGTATTGCAGTCCATGTGCCAGTCTAGCAATAGATGTGGTTTATCCATTTGTCATTTTCTCCATCTTTTTAAATGTTTTTTCTCTTTTTGCAAGAGCTCTTTGTAATTTTAAATCACTAGAGTAAGTAGAATCAATAAAAAGCAGTCCTTTTAAATGATCAAATTCATGCTGAAATACTCTAGCATCTGTTTCAGTTAGTGTTTCTGTTGTCTCTGTGCCGTCTGCAGATTGATACTTAACTACAACAGACTCGGGTCGTGTAATATTTAAATACAACAATGGGAATGTTAAACAGCCTTCTTCAATAACGCAAGTACTTTCACTTGTTGCAAGTATTTGAGGATTATATATACCTATGTCTCCTTTTGTAGAATGTGACATAACAAACATTTTATGTTGGTCTCCACACTGAGGAGATGCTAGTCCTATGCCTAAGTTGTCGTGCATAATAGTAAACATTGCTTGTTCTCTTTCTACCCAATCAATATCAGTGCTTTCAAAAGGGTCTTTTGTTGCCGCAGTGTGTAATGCAGGATGTCTAGGTTCAACTAGTTCTGCTTGCCATTCCATTTTTTCTGTCATTTTATCCTCTAAACAATGTTATATATTTATTATAAAGTTCAACTTCTAACTTAAATGCTTCTTGTTCCCACGGCTGATTTTTAATGTCTCTGATTAAACTCATATCAACACCTTTCCATACTGTGCCACTACCACTAAGCTCACCTTTAATAAATTGCTTCGCATGTACTAGTTCATGACACAAGGTTAGTATTCTTTCATTAAACGGATAAGTGTAGTCGTAACTGTTTTTTGCAATATTAATAAAAACTTCTTCGTGGTCGCCGTAACAATCACCTGCTACATTATTATCGCACTTATTTACAAAATGTACTTCTACTTCTATGTGTCTTTGTAATCTAGGCATCAAGTATCTTAATGCATCAAAACACATGTACTCTATTTGTTCTGCTTGTTTTATTTTACCCAGTACATCAACTCTGATCGCCATCGTCTGATTTCCTAAATAGTTTTCTAATACTTTCAAATAACGGCGTTACATTGTTGTATTTCTCGTTATAATGAATATATAGATCATCTAGTGGTCCAGTTTCAATAACATCGCCCTTATTGTACACTACACCATCGTGCTCAATGCCATCACGCAAAAATTCAATATGTGTTCCACCATGGTTAAACCATTTAGTCATTCGGCCACCGCCTGCTTCTAAAGCAGAAATCTTGTCGCCTTCTTCGATGTATTCCATGATTTCCATGTATTCCATAACTTTATCTGTATACTGTCCCATAATGATATTATACTATAATCTCCGTTGTTTGTCAATCAAACAATAGGTCTGTCAAACCCATCATAGATTCACCTGAATCCAATCTTCTTTTGTATTCTTGTAACTCTGGAGTTAATGCATCTCCTGGTCGACCTACACCAATATTTCCATTGTCTGTTATGTAGTCATTCCACTCAATGTCACTTCGTACAAGCATATCTATTCTTTCTTCTATTGTTGCCTCTTCCCATACTGGTATACTTGGATCATCTATCGCTATCTGGTGTGGATTAACCCATGCAAAAGGATCGTGTACTCTAAACTTATCTGAAGGCCTACTCATCATTGTGTTGACCCATTTTAAACTATTGGATACTTTTATATTTCTGCTTTTAGCAAACTCTAACATATCTACATGGCACTCTTTTGTTTCTGATGCTGGTATAACAACTCTATCAGCCATAGTACAATAAGTATCTACTGTGCCTGCAAGAAAATGATCTTTCATTCCTACATTACGATTTCCGTATCTATCAACTAAGTTTGTAAAAGAGTTTGTATACCAAGTATTTTCTGCAATAGGCGTAACTGGAATATCAGGTACTCTAGTAGTAAGTACATCGAATCTAGTTTCGAAAACAGCATCGTATGGTGTCTGATGATGATTATGTCTTATATGCGGTGCCGCTAGTGTAGAAAGTAGTGCAGGTCCACTCCAAGAAGTATATAAACTTTCTTGTGGATTTACTGCTAACGAAAACACAGGTGTTTTGCCAGCATCGTCGAATGAATTAATTATTAGATGTTGTTTTAAATCTGGTGTTTTCCATGTAAACAAATAGTAATCTACATTTTCTGCAATACTATCAAAGAAATCAAATACAACTGGAGAATTATAACTCCATGTTCGTAAGTGTCCTCGAAGTACAACTGCAATATTCTTCATCATATAATATTTCTCTCTTTACAAAAATCAAACATGTATTGGCCCCATATTTTATGACCTAATGCACTAGGGTGGTACACAATAAAAGAATCTTCCAAGTTGCCTTTTTCGATCATTACTTTGTGTGCTGTTGAGTCTTTATTAATAAAACTGTTATCGTCAATTAAGTTCCACAGTGTTGACAGCTCGTCTGTCATTACTAAGTTTTTATCTCTGTAAACTTCGTCGTTCCACTCTCTAAGCATTTGTTCATGGTGGTGATAAAACGCTTGGTGCATAACATACTTTATGTTAAAACTCTTTAACAGCATCTGTGTTAAAAATACTGTGTGTATATATTTAGTAACAAATCCTTTAGCATCTCCGAATAAATCAAAAAATAAATTATAGAAT